AAGCGTTATTTTAATCGAAAAGGGGAATGGGAAATGGCTAGAAGACAAGCTAATAAAATAGTACGAGTTCAATTTACAGGAGATCGTGTAATGTTGTTCGGAAATTCATATAAACCTTGGGAGATGCAATTTGAAGAATATTTATGGCTATTAAAACAAGATGGGAAACTTGCTGATGTTGAGCAAGTAACTGTTTCGGATAGCGAATGGGTATCGTGGGGCGGATTGAAATGGTGCCCAGAAGAAAAATTTCAACATCAATTAAATCGTGAAGGTTGTCAGGATTCAGATCCAGATAATCCAAATCCTCGTCAATATAAAGAAATGACATTCTATAAGGATGCAAGTACAACAAGAAAAGTAAATAAAGCTGTATCTAATTATAAAAAGGGAATCTATTAATTCAAAAGGGGAATGAAAAATGGAGCTATTAAAAACTCAACAATGTCCGTATTGCGACTCGGTTGTAGAAGATTGTCGTGCTGAATGGGAAGAAGGGAACCATGACGTGGAATGCGATTCGTGCAATAAAAAATATCAAGTACAACCAATTTATGAATTTAAGGGCTTTGAAGTTCAAAAGATTTGTGATCAGTGCAATGAGGTGGAAGAAGATTGTTATTGCGATGCTAAGGAAGATGAAAACTAAACAAAATAGTTATTTTATTAGAAAGGAGAATGAAAGATGAGCGGATGCAAATTTCGTACATGGGATAAAAGAGCAAGGGTGATGGAGCAATACCATTACCTGCAGCTTTCGCCAAATGGACAATTATATCATGATGGAATGAATGTTACTGATAACTATGAAATTGTGCAATATACAGGTGTTAATGATGCTGAAGGAACGGAAATATATGAGGGAGACATTGTAAGGATTTTCATTCCAAATGATCCAGAAGAAAAAGAGTATATATCAAAGGCTTATAAATTAGATGGGGCTTTTGCTGTCAATATGGTTGGACATGACATATATACGGATGTTCATTGTATTGGTTGGATTCCTGAAGATTATAGTGTAGAAATCATTGGAAACATTTATGAAAGTCTAGATTTAATAAAAAACTAAACAAAATTCTTATTTTGTAGAAAGGAAGAATGAAAATGGCATCCGGTTGTATTTTAGGGGAATGTCCAATATGCGATGAGTTAATTTTTGAAGATGAAATTGATTTTGACCAATACAACAACATGGTTCATAGAAGGTGCCTTGATTTACGAAATAACAATAGCAAGACGATCCATCTCTTACACCAAGAAATACAAAGACTTGAGAAAAGAATAAAAGAATTGGAAGAGCAGAATAAGAGCGGACAGATGTCGTTATTTTAATTGAAAAGGGGAATGGATATGAAATACTTTGAGTTTAATAATCATGAATATTGGGCGTTAGTAGCGGCAGAATCAGTTGATAAGGCTTATGAGGTATATGCAGAAGAGGTCGCTGGTGAATCAACTGAACAAGTGAAAGAAGAAGGTGAACCGAAAGAAATGCACGCAATTGATGCGGCGTTAATGTATGAAAGGGCGATTATGAAAGAAGACAGTGACCGACACCCTTCTGAAATAGCAAAGGATTTTACTCTCTTGAAGAATACAACAGTTTTGATCACATCGGAATTAGCTTAAAAACTATAATAAAATCTTTATTTGGTAGGAGGTAGAGGAAATGGATTTAAAATGTAGCCAATGCGAAAAATACGGTAATCATAACGGCATATGCAAAGAATGTTTTGAAAAGATACTTGTTAAAAATGAAGAAAAAGAGGTAGCCAACTTTCAAATTGAAGATATAGATGGATGCGAGTTTGTAAAAGTAAAAGGTCTGGGTAACGCGTTAATTTCATACGATCATGATTTTGACGGATTCATGACAGGGAAGATTCAAGTTGTTTATTCGGATGGTTCTGGTAGTGCGATTAGCATGGAGGAAGCTCAAGGGCGTGTTGATTCAGGGGAATGGACAATTATTAAAGCATAATTCAACAAAAACGCTATTTTATTAGAAATATAGGAGATGGATTGATGATATTAGGGATATGCATTTTCGCTATTTTATGCTTCATAGCATTGCCATCAGATTCAACGGAATATCACATTGAAGAAAAAGGTAAATTCAAAATTAGATGCCTCTTTAAGCACAAATGGATTCATTACAAAACAGATTACGGAACATATGGTAAATGGGAGCATGAGAAGTGCAAAAGATGCGGAAGAAAAAGATATTACTATTGGTAAAAGTGAAAAGTTAAAAGAACGTTATATAAGTAGAAGAGGATGATGATAGCCATGAAAACATATGAAGAGTTAGTTGAAAAGTGTAAGGAACTGGTTGAAAAAGGATGGACTCCAGAATCAGTGCGTGAATGTTTTGAAGCATATTCTGAATTCGGCATTGATGCTATTCAATCCGCAATGAATGAAGCGCTACTTAATAATGGGTTTTCAGATAATGTATTAGACTATCGTCCGAATCTAGAAAATTTAAAAGCGCTGGGATTGGAAGAGGATTATGTTTTCCAAGCTTTAGCTTATATGGGGAATGCTTCTCAATTTATGAGTTGGGCAAATACGGTACTAGCACTCGTGGACGATGTTCCGGAACAGTTAAAACGAGATATCAAGAAAGTACATTCTGGTATTTATGATATGCAAGAAAAATTAAGAGAATATAAGAAAGAGGATGATGAGTAATGGAAGAAATCTTAGTGCAGGGGAACATAACTGAAGATTTAAAAAGATTAGGGGTTAATGCAAAGAGAACATATGGTGATGAAAATACATCGTACCAAGTATATGAAGTTTCGGATGAGGATTTTCAAAAGTTAAGTGATGATGCGGATAATAGGGATGCAGATGATGGTAATTGGAAAAATGGCGGATGGCGCTGGGATACAGGAAGTAATCAACCGATTCCTACCGACAAAGCTGAAGTCAACCACCTAGAATTAGTATGCTGGGTAGAAACAGTAAACGATGATGAAGAAATATATCGAAATGATTGGTATGTGGATCTACTAGAATATCTCGATATTGGAGTGGGTTGCACAGCTTTCCGTAATGTATGTGCCGTAACGAAGGACTTGGCAAAATACAACAATATGTCAATGGCCGAGTTATTCAAAAAGTATCAAGGGTAATTCAAACAAAAACTTCATTTTGTATTAATTCGGAACATAAAAAGAGCACTTAGTAAAGTGCTCTCGTGACGAGATCAGTTCTATAATGACTATTTTATATAGAAAGGAACTCAGAATATTATATGTGAGTCCAGTTAATTGAGTGCTTTTTACAAATAAAGAGCAGCTAGCAAAAGCTAACTGCTTTGTTGTCCAACAAGAGCATCACCACAATGCTTTGTAACTTAGAAGTTACAGTTATAGTATAAACAAAATTGAAAATGTTATGTGGGGAAAGCTTAATAAAAATTTCATTTTGTAGAAAAGGGGAATGGGTAAAAACAAAATAAAAGAGCAGCTAACAAAAGCTAACTGCTCTCCAGAAAAGAGTTAAGAAGGAAGTTCAGAACTCAAGTGCATTTATAGTATGGACAAGATTCAGGAATTTATTCGAGGGGGGAATGGATATGCGTAAGGTTAAAGAGTTTACAGGAAAAGTCGGTGCGGAATTTATGAGTTTTCTTCTTGAAGACGATACATTACACAGTGCTTATTATTCGCATGTTGAGGTTGTTATGGATAATGGCAAGAAGAAGATGTTGTGCATTAAGGATGACGCTGGATTAAAAGGCATAGCTGAAGGCCAAACAAGAGCAGAGGCTATTAAGAAAGCGAAAAATTTCCTAAAGAGACAGGAAAAAAACAAAAAGCAGCTAGCAAAAGCTAACTGCTCATCTCCAAGGGGGAACTAGGAGAAAAGATTACCGTGTCATCTATAGTATTGACGGAATATTGAGTTTTATTCAGGGGAGGAAGGGAAATGAAAAGATTATTTGTTCTTGAATTACTTGAACATGATAACGAGAGCGGAGTGTATGGTGTATTTGCAGATGAAGAGGAAGCAATTAAGAAAGGGAAAGAATTAGTTGCTTTACCCGAAAATGATTATTGGTGGTATACAGTTGAGAGTTATCCTTTCTTCGAATGACCTTGAAATAAAACTTAACAAAATAATCCTTTGAATAGAAAGTGGGGTTAGGAAAATGGGAATGAGTGTAGAAGGTGTGAAATTCTTTTTAGAAACAACCGATGGAGAAAGAGTGGAAATAAAGGGTGGTGTTGATTGGGCTGATACTTCTCCTGGTGAAACAGGTAATTATGATTTTGACTTCACTAAAGAAATAAGTGTGCCGTGCACTTTTGAAGAACCGCAAAATATAAAAGAGTTGCAACAGATAGGTTTTACATCACAACAAGCATGGAATATTCATTTGCACAAAGGTGAGAGTTGGAAAGAAAACTCAAAAGCAAGTTTTTTAAAGTAAATTAAAAATCAATATTGTCCGGCTAGAAAACTAGAGGACACCAATTCATTAAAGCAGCAATTAAAGCTGTTTTAGGAATAGGTGTCCTTTTTATTTTGAAAAGGGGATGGGGAAATGAAAGCACTAAAGGATCAATTACGTGAATGGAAAAAACAATCAAAACAAGCAAAGAAGAAAAACAAGAAAAAACGAAAAGAAAAATTAAGTACTCGTGACATTGAAGATTTAATGGGAATTCGTGGACCGCGCTATGAGCGTAGACGTGGAGCACTAAGACAAAAGTAAGATTAATTAAGGAGGAACTCAAAATGAGAGAACAGTTATTTTTTAATATGCCAGTTGTAGATACAAAGAAAACAAAGAAAGCGGTAGAAGAAGTACTGGGGAGTTATCGTGAGTATTTGAATACATTGCCAAGTAATTTAATGCCGAAAGTAACGACAATGTTTTCAGAGGTTCCTCCGACATTTACGAATCAGTTTCATAGTTCTACTGAAGATATCGCTATTGAACGAATTGAATTAGAGCAGCAAAGAAAAGAATACATGGATTGGGTACATCAAGCTGTGAATACGCTAAAACCTGATGAAAGATATATTATTTTTAAAAGTTATATGGAAGAAGAAATTGAATCAGACTTAAATATTTGGTTTGAATTAGGCGTAGGAAAAACAAAGTATTATAAGTTAAAAGGTTCAGCGTTACTACGTTTAGCGTTTAATTTAAAAGTGGAAGTATACAAGAAGAAAGCAAAACGTAAGGAGGGGGTGAAGAATGCATGAATCTTGTTCAGCCCATTAGAGATAGGGAAGCAATTCAGGAAATGAAGGAGTTTTTCAAGGAGCAGAATGAAAGAAACTACATTCTGTTCCTTCTTGGTATTAATACAGGATTACGCATATCGGATATGCTACGTCTTCGTATTCGTGATGTGGAGGGTTGGAGTATCTTTATTCGTGAAAAGAAAACAAAGAAGGTAAAGGAAGTGAAGATGCCTCCAGAATTAAAGAAGGCAATACGTGAGTATGCGAAGGGGCGACCGAAAAATGAATTTCTTATTAAGAGTAGGAATGGTAAGAATAAACCAATCACTCGATCTATGGCCTACGTCATATTAAACCAAGCGGCAAAAGAGTTTGGTTTAGAACGTATTGGGACGCATTCTCTCCGAAAAACATATGGATATCATCACTACAAGCAGTTTAAAGATGTAGCGGTGTTGCAACAAATGCTCAACCATACAGATCAAAAAGAAACACTAAGATACATTGGGATAGAACAAGATACGCTAAATGATTATCAAAAGAAATTTAAAATCTAGAGACCTATATTTTTTTAGGTCTTTTTTGAATTAGCTACAAAAGAAAAGTGTCAAATTCATTTTGAAGAATTAAAGCAAAGCCTTGTTACTCTAGGAAAAAACGGAATAGGTCAATTCAACACTCTATGGTTTATAGTGAATTCATTTTAGATAATAAAAGGCCATAACTAATCAAAACTATATGAAAAGAGGCTGAAAAATGATGCAGAAAAAAGATATTAAGCTAGAAGGACTGAAATGTGATGTGGTGATCTATGATGAAATGATTCGATTCGAAGATTTAATAACGATAAAAATTAAGGAGCAGATGAAGCTGGAGCAGAAGAAAATAAAATAGTAAGAAACGCGAACTATTTGCGAACTATTTACGGACTCTTTTTGGATTTTGACATGCTATATTTGTATTGTGAGAAGTGGCGGAAAACACAACTCATAAAGATTCCTTTATAATCTATATGTTGTCTAAACGGTTTCATAATGACGGCACATAAAATCCGAAACCAGCAGATGGTACTGATTGAATGTTACCGTTAATAAGGAGAGCTTTTGCTCTTCTTCCAGTTACTTAATATTGATGGAACAGATGAATGTAGCAACATTAAGTGATTGGAAGAAGAATAAAACTTCATTTACCGTAATTAAAATACAAATCAATAATTTATATACAAGCACCCATTTAGGTGCTTTTTATTTTGGAGGAGGATGAATAATGAAATTTGGAACGATGCTTGAATGTATGAATGAAAACTGCAGAACGGTTATTCTCGCCAAAAATACTGACGGATTAAGTTGTGTTAGATGTGGAGGGAGGACGATTCCAAAGCCATTTGCTCCAATGAAACAACAAACTGAACATGATAAATCTAAAGAATTAACAATTCAAGTAAATGTTGATACAACTGGTGCATTAAAAGGAATTAAAGAAATAGCTGAAGCTACTAATGAATGTGTGGTTACACTAGAGAAGTTAGAAAAGATTATGGGTAAGTTTGCTAGTAAGAATGATTCAATTGAAATAGAATTCCCTGTTCTTATAAATGGAAGACGAATTGCTGAAGTGATTGCTAAGGAAGCGCAGTTAGCGGGAAATCGAATAGCGAAGAATATTTAGTTAAGGAGGATGAAGGATGGAATCTATAACAAAAATAATTGCTAATTTAGAAAGACGAGTTAATGATTTACAAAAAGATAACGATGGTCTGAAACAAGTATTACTTGATGTTTCTACAAGTGTGGAAGCGTTAAGTCGAAAGATCAGTGTGTTAGAACAAGGATTAGCAATGAAAAATGAAATTAAATAAACAAGAACAAGCGGTGGTAATTATATAATTGGAACATTCTTTTAAATGAGGTGAGGTAGATGTGTGAGCATAAGTACCATGTGTTAGATAGTGAGACCACTTCTTTTTATTCTGATAATAAGCGGTTCATTCAAGAAGTATCAGCTACTTTCTATTGCGAGAAGTGTCTTGATATTCAACATCGAGAGAAGCGAATTGATATAGATACGATAGAGGTAAAGGATAGTGAATGAATATAACACCAAGCAACAACGAAAGTTCTACGATAAATACAAAAGAGATAAAGAAGCAAAGAAGTTCTACGATAGTACAGCATGGCGAAGGTGTAGGGAGTTAGCATTGATACGAGACAACTACCGTTGCCAAGAGTGCATGAAGCACGATCCATTGATACCAGTACCTGCTGATATGGTTCATCATATCAAAGAAAGAAATGAGTATCCTGAACTTGCATTAACATTAGATAATTTAATTAGTTTATGTAATGCATGTCACAACAAAGAGCATCCTGAAAAGGGTGGAGGGAAAAAGAAAAGCAAAAGGAAGATTCAGTTCGTAAAAGTAAAAGCGAACAAAGAATTCATATAGCCCCCCGCCTTTTATTGTTCAGAGCCGTTTCTGCCCAGACCGGACGCCTCCTTCGTGGGTAGCGCAAGTGATGTTTCTAAAGGGGGGTAAAACCTGAAAATAAGAGCTTTTTATTTCCGAATAGATATTTTTTATCCATAAAATGTAAGTGAGGTGATATCGTGGATAAAGGATTAATTGAGAGGAAACCACCTACGCATTTAAAAAAGGTAGGAAAAGATACTTGGATTCGTATTTGGTCTGTTTTAGAAGGTGAAGGGAAGGCTGATATCAATGATCCTATTGTAGTTGAAGCGATTGCTTTCAGTTATCAAATGTTTAGAGAGATGGCAGCTAATGTAAAAAAAGAGGGTCTGACAATGGAGTATACAAATAAAGCTGGTGCTACAAATCTGACTAAGCATACTTTGATACCAGAGATACCTAAGTATTTACAGCAGATTCGACAATATTTAGGGGAGTTAGGGTTAACTAGGGCAAGCCGAAAAAAGCTTCAGGAAGAGTTAACTGGAGATTCTGATGATGATTACGACAACTTCTAAGCCCTCTGAAATAGCTAAGTGGTATAAAAAGTGGCGAAATGAACAGATACAGCATTTTAATATTTTGGTAGATCCATCTCCTGAACTAAGAACAACTTGGTATGCAGAACAAGTTGTGAAAGGAAACATAATAGCTAGTAAGAAAAACATCTTGTCTTGTCAACGTCATCTTAATGATTTAAAGAGACAGGGGACTGAGGAATTTCCTTGGATATTTGATGAAGAAAAGGCTCATAGACCAATACGATATATCGAAAAGTTTTGTCGTCCATCAAAAGGTGACTATAAAAGGTTAGTTCTTCAACCTTGGCAACACTTTGTTATAGGTTCTTTATATGGATGGATTCATAAGGATACTGGTTATAGGCGCTTTCGTGAGGGCCTTATTTTTATTGGACGTAAAAATGGGAAAACGACAATGATTTCTGGTTTGTCTAATTATGCTGTTGCTAAAGATAATGAACCAGGCGCTCGTGTTTATGTTTTGGCAAATACAAAACAACAAGCTGGGGAATTATTTGATGAAAGTCGTGCAATGGTTCAAAAATCCCCCCTTCTTAGGAAGCATTTACGCGAAAATCAGAAAGGGATTTTCCATGATAAAACGCATTCTAAAATTGAACCTCGTGCATCAGATAGTAAGAAACTAGACGGATTAAATACACACCTTGGTATTTTTGATGAAATACATGAATTTAAAAACTTTAAATTAATTAATGTTATTAAAAAATCACGTGGTGCACGTAAACAACCAATGATTGTTTATATTACTACAGCAGGATATCAGCTTGAAGGACCACTTGTTCAATACTATGAAATTGCAACTGATGTTTTGGAAGGAGTTATCGACCAAGATAGAAAGTTTTATTTCATGGCCGAAATGGATAGTGTGGATGAAATTGAGAATCCCGAACTATGGATTAAAGCAAATCCTAATATGGGAGTTTCGCTAGATCTTCCATCGCTTATTGATGACTGGAATACAGACAAGCATACAGATGCGGAAAAGAATGACTGGATTACAAAACAATTTAACATCTTTGTTGATAATGATGAAATGTCCTTTGTGGGTATTGAGATATTAAAAAGAAATGAAGAAGTTATTGATATAAAGGCATTAGCAGGTAAAGAATGTGTTGCGGGTTATGATCTGTCTGCAACAGAAGATTTTACAAGCGCCTGTTTAGAGTTCCCTTTAGAGGATGGGAATGTTTTTGTGCTATCTCATAGTTGGGTTCCTCAGGCTAAAGTTGATCGTGATAACGAGAATATTAGTTTTAAAGAATTTAAAGACAAAGGTTGGCTCACTATTATACCTGGTGAGTATGTGAAATATGAGTATGTGTATGATTGGTTTGTCGAGCAATCTGAACAATATTTTATAAAGAAAATCACTTATGATCCAGCCAACGCTTACCGTTTAAATGAAGATTTGAAAGCATATGGATTTAAAACCGAACCAGTTCGACAAGGGCATTTAACTTTAAGCCCAGCATTAAAAGATGTAAAAGAATTGTTGTTGGATGGAAAAATAATCAGTAATAAAAATCGTCTCTTCCGTTGGTATATGAACAATGTAAAGCTTGTGGAAGACAGAAACGGGAACTTTTTACCATCTAAACAGAGTAAATATCGAAAGATTGATGGCTTTGCAGCTTTTTTAAATGCTCATACAGAAGTAATCCCTATGTTATCTCAATTACAAGGTGATGGAAATATTGAATTTATATCAGTTAACGATCTTTTTAAATAGAAAGGCGGTGAGAAATTGAAACTGATTAATCGTGTTAAGGGAGCGATTAAAGGAGCTTCATTGGGATGGAAAGGTGCTGGATATAACTTTTCTTCATGGTTTGGAAGGAAGTTTTGGGGTATTGATAATACAAAATTAGCTACAAATGAGACGATTTTCAGTGTGATTAGTAGATTATCTAATACGGTAGCATCTTTGCCATTAAAGCTCTATAAGGATTATGACACTGTTGTTAATCAAGTGTCTGATGTAGTGATGAATGAACCTAATCCAAACATGACCGGATTTGAATGGATAAATAAAATTGAAGTTTCAAGAAATGAAACTGGAAATGGATATGCAGCTATCATTCGTGATATTAGATTTCAAGTGGAATCATTAGTCCCTATTGAATCTGCTTATGTAACGCCTTTTTTAAATACGGATGATAATAATTTGTGGTATGAGGTACGTGGGATTGAAGGAACGTATTACATCCACAATATGAACATGTTTCATGTCAAACACATCACAGGTATTTCAAGATGGAAAGGTATTTGTCCAATTGATGTTTTGAGAAATACTCTTGAATATGATAAGGCAGTACAAGAATTTAGTTTGTCAGAAATGCAGAAGAAAGATAGTTTTATTTTGGATTATGCGACGCAGGTCGATAATGAAAAGAGACAAAAAATCATTGATGATTTTAGACGGTTTTATCAAGAGAATGGTGGTATTTTATTCAGGGAACCAGGTGTCAATATAGAAGAGATGGAGCGGAAATACTTCGCTTCAGATACGTTAGCATCCGAACGAATTACACGTTCACGGGTTGCTAACGTTTTTAATGTTCCGGTTACATTTTTAAATGACACGGAAGGACAGAGTTATAGCAGTAATGAACAGCTGATGATTCAGTTTGTTCAAATGACTTTAACTCCTATTGTTCGCCAGTATGAGCAAGAAATGAACCGTAAGTTGCTGAATAAAAAAGAACGACAAGAAGGCCATTACTTTAAATTCAACCTTGGAGGACTGTTAAGAGGTGATACAGCTTCAAGAACAGCTTATTATCAAGCCGCAATTAGGAGTGGATGGTTATCACAAGATGATGTTCGTCAAAAAGAAGATGAACCGCCTGTGGGTGGTAATGCTTCAAAACTTTGGGTAAGTGGTGATTTATATCCAATTGATATGGACCCAACTCAACGGAAGGGGGTGAAAAACGGTGGCAAAGAACAAACAGAATAAGTTTTTTCAAATGAAAGCATCGGCGAATGGTAAAACGGCTGATGTTTTTATTTATGGAGAAATTACAAAATATGCATGGGAAGAATATGGTGAGGTGTCATCTATTACTTTTAAAAACGAATTGGAAGCATTGGGTGATGGCATTGAGACTATCAATCTATACATTAATAGTCCTGGAGGCAGTGTGTTTGAAGCAATGGCAATTATCGCTATGTTAAAACGACATCCAGCCGATATTATATCGCATATTGATGGGGTAGCGGCATCTTGTGCATCTGTTTTACCAATGATTTCAAAACGTATTATTATGCCAAATAATTCATTAATGATGATTCACCATGCAATGACAGGAGCTTGGGGTAATGCTAAGAAATTAAGAAAAGCGGCTGATGATGTGGAACGTATTAGCCAGGCAATGTGTCAGTATTATCTTGATCGATCTGGTGAAAAAATGTCAGAAGAAATGTTATACGAAATGCTTGAAGAAGATACATGGTTAACAGCCGAACAATGCTTAGAATTAGGGCTTTGTGATGAAATTATTGAAGCTAACCAAGCTGTTGCATATGCATTTGATGACAAGTGGGCGAAACAATATCAGAATGTGCCACAACAACTAATGCAAATGCAAGCCGATAAATCAATTATGAGCATAGAAGAAAAGGAATTACGAGAAAAAATCATTGCAGATTCAAAAGCAAATCTTGCCTATTTAGAAACAATATTTTAAAAAAACGGGGGAATTAATTTTATGAAAACCATTTATGAGTTAAAACAAGCAATGGCAACAATTGGCCAACAATTGGCGAAGACAGAAAATGAACTGGCTACAAAGGCTATGGATCCATCAGCTTCGTTAAATGATATCAAAGTATTGCAAACATCAAAAGCAGACTTACAAGCTCGCTTTGATGTTGTAAAACAACAACATGATCAACTAGAGGCAGAACAAACAGCTAAATTTGCTCAACAGAAAAATGTTATTACTGGTATTGAAGATCCGAAACAAAAAGAAGTAGCGGCAAAAGCAGAATTTATTCGTGCGGCAGTACAAGGTCGAGCAGTATCAGATGATGTTAAGGCTTTAATTGCTTTACCAGCTGGTAATCCAACGGGAGGCGATAAGTTTTTCCCAACAAATATGCAAAAGGAATTGGTACATGAGCCTTTTGCGAAAAATCAATTACGAGAAGTTTCTCAAGTAAGTGCGATTAAAGGCTTAGAATTACCTAAAATTTCATACACACTTGATGATGATGATTTCATTACAGATGAAGAAACAGCGAAAGAAATGAAGCTTACAGGTGATACTGTGGCATTTGGGCGTAATAAATTTAAGGTGAAAGTGAAAATTTCTGATACAGTTATTCATGGTACCGATGTTGAACTCACACAATATGTAGAAAATGCATTACGTTCAGGATTAGCCGCGAAAGAGAAGAAGGATGCACTAGCAGTTACACCGAAATCTGGTTTAGGTCATATGTCATTCTATAATGGATCTGATGTAAAACGTGTGTCAGGTGAAGATTTATTTGAATCTATCACTAATGCAATTGCGGACTTACATGAAGATTATCGTGAAAATGCTAAGGTTGTTATGCGATATGCAGACTATTTAAAAATTGTCAAATCGTTATCTAACGGAACAACAAATTTCTTTGATACACCACCTGAAAAAGTAATAGGTAAACCTGTAGAATTTGTTGACGCGGCAGTAAAACCGATTGTAGGAGACTTTAACTTTTTCCGTATCAACTATGATGCTATGACATATGACACGGATAAGAATGTGGATTCAGGAGAATATCTATTTGTATTAACAGCTTGGTATGATCAAAAACGTTCTTTAAACTCTGCATTCCGTATCGCAGAAGTTAAAGTTACGCCCTAATCCGCCCCAAACTCCAACAGGATTAAAAGTTGATTCTGCAACAGTAACAACGGCCAACATTAGTTGGTCTCCTGTTGTGTATGATGGGGGCATTAAAGAATATCAAATATTACGTAATGGCAAACAAGTAGGAACGTCAGTAGCAACAACTTATAAAGATACAGGGCTAACAGGTGATACAACATATTCTTATCAAGTGAAAGCTGTTGGGAATAACGGATTAAGTTCAATGTTAAGCGTTGAATTATCAGCGAAAACAAGCGCTTCAGGATCGTAGGTGATAGCATGCTGGAGCTTATAAAAGGAAAATTAAAAATTGATGGGAATGAAGAGGATACAGTTATCCAACTTCTAATCGATGGAGCAAAAGAAGCCTTACTAGGTTCTGGTGTTCCTGAAAGTGAAAAGGCCCTTTACAAAATAGCGGTAATTACACATGTTTTATTAAACTATGAGAATCAAGATAAATCATTAAATGTCCCTGCGTTAAAACAGTCATTAGAAACTACCATATTACAATTAAGGGACTATAATAACGGTGATAATCATGAATCCAAGTAAATTAAATAAACGAATAACAATTCAAAAGGAAATTACTAATAAAAAAGATGAAGAAGGAAATCCAATTCCACCAGAATGGGAAGATATTGTCACTGTTTGGGCAAGAGCAAAAACACCATTCGGAAAGGGATTTAACTATGAAATATTCGCTGGAAATACTGAAAATGCCGTACGTACAGTGAATTTTTTTATGCGATTTCGTAAGGGAATTGATTCGAAAATGCGAGTCATATATGATGACCGACTCTTTGAAATAAAGGCTGTTGTAGATGTTGATGAACAACATCAAGAGACATGCTTGGTGTGCGAGGAGCGATCTATATGGCAGAAGTAACAACCTTTGGAATACAAGAAGCAATTCAGCGTTTTGAAGCTTTAGGAAGAAGTGTAAAAACAATTGAAAACTCAGCATTAAAGAAAGGTGCTGAGGTAGTAAGGGATGCTTTAGAGGTAGAAAGCCCAGTAAGTGCACATCCAAAGCCACCTTCACCAAAAGAATCATGGAGAACAGGTAAACATGCAAAGGACGAGGTGCTTGTCGGAAAAATAAAAACTCGAAATGGAGTCAAATCAATTAGTGTGGGGTGGGAAAGAGATGATAATTCCCCACACTTTTATATGAAATTCCAAAACTGGGGAACAAGTAAAATGCCACATCCACCACATAAAGGCTTTATTGAGAAGACAGTAACTCACACGGAAGTAAAGGCAGTTCATGAGATGCGAAATGTCTTTGCAACGGCATTGCATATCGTATGAGATTCTTAGAAAGAGATGTGTTACGTGCACTTACAACGCCTTTTATTGTAGAAAAAATTGGTGGAGAATATATCTACAATATGATTCGTGGTGACGATAACGGAAAAACATGGATTACTTATTCTGAGTTAGATAATAGTGCTAGGAGATACGCGGAGGGTGCGGAATCTACTAGCACTATTTTATTTCAAGTAGACATTTGGTCTTTTAGCCCTGTTAAGGGTGATTTAAAAGAAGCAGTAAACACTTCTATGAAAAATATAGGATTTCAGCGTATTACAACAGCAAATTTATATGAACCCGATACGAAAATCTATCATTATGGTATGAGATTTCGTACAGAATTAAAAATTTAGGAGGAAAACAAATATGGCAATTGCAGTCGATTTTAGAGATTTACATTATGCGATTTTGACAGAAACACCAGATGGTAAGTTTACGTATGCAGCACCTAAGAAAATTGGAGATGCAGTAAGTGGCAAAGCTTCACCTAAAAATGAATCCGTAACGTTCTACGCAGAAGGAGGTCCACTAGCAACAGCAAGTGCCTTTGGTGGTGTGGAAATCGAACTAGAAACAGCGGATATTTCATTATCTACTTACGCTGAATTATTAGGGAAGAAACTAATTAAAGGTCAGGTAATTGATAATGTAAATGATGTTGCTCCATATGTAGCGTTATTATATCGATTACCAAAAGACAATGGGAAAAATCGTTTTTATTGCTACTACAAAACGAAGTTTGAAATTCCTGAAGATGAACACAAGACAGCTGAAGACAAACCGACTTTCCAATCAGCTAAAATTAAATGCAAAGCGATCCAACGTTCAGATGGAAACTGGAGACATCGTTTAGATGAAGAAGAAACAGGATACGATGCAACTGTTGCATCAAACTGGTTTAAAACAGTTCCAACACCACCAACAGAAACGGCACCATCACTTAGTAAATAAAATTATAAAAAGGGTACAGCTCAATGCTGTGCCCTTTATTTATGAAGGGAGATTCAATTATGCAAGAAAATCAAAAGACAGAATCGTTTAAATTGGTTTTAAATCTACCCACTGGTAAAAAAACTTTCTTTTTACCAACATACATTTCGTCTACTGACGGTTTTGAAGCAGCTGAATGGACAGAGAAATTGAGTGTTGAGAATGTTCACTTTGATGTACTAAAAGAAGCTACTCATTTTGTTGTTAAAGTGTTTGGAAATCGATTTACAGTGGAAGAGTTTCTTGAAGGAGTACACATTTGGTTTTTAACATCAACTATCTATGCAATTTGTTTAGCGATTGTAGGTCGTATTGCTGAGGCTGTGGCAGTTATTAATGCTATTGACTCAAAGACAAATCCGGCAAAAAAAAAGAGACAGAGAAACAGAAAGAACCATTCAAACCAACAGAAATGATGTTGGGGATATATAGCATGTTACAAGATTCTGGTATGTCCCAAACGGATATTAATCAGATGGATCTAGTACTTTTCTTTAAAACGTTAGCTTATAAGAAAAAGCAAGAAGATAAAAATGTAGTCCGAACAGCAAATCAAGCACCAGATTGGTTATAAAGGTAGGTGAGATAAATGGCTGGAGACATGGAAATTGGCGCACGAGTCACGTTGGATACCCAACGTTTTGAAAATGGAGTAGCAGGAATTAATCGTGGATTGCGGTTGCTAGATTCAGAGTTTAATTTAACGAGTGAAAGGGCTAGATTGCTTGGTAATTCTGTTGAGCAGTTACAAAATAAATTAACTCATTTAAATGAAAAATTTACATTACAAGGTCAAAAGGTAGAGCATTACCGTCAAAAGATTGAACAAGCAAGGCAAAAGCAAGAACAGTTACAAGCTTCAAATTTAACATTGGCAGCATCAATGGAACGTCTTGAAACACAGTATAACCAGGCTGTTCAGAATTTTGGACGTAATTCGCAAGAAGCAAAACAATTAAAGCAAGAATTAAAACAACTTCAAGCTGAATATACATCTAACGGTCAAGCGCTTCAACGATTAAATACGCAAATCGATAACAATACGATTGCTATGAATCGTGCTGAAACAGCTCAAGAACGAATTCAAAATGAAATAAGAGAAACAAACCGTGAATTAACCGAGCAACAAAATCGTCTTCATCGTACCGGAGAACGGATGCGCGATACAGGAAATAAAATGCAAGATGTAGGCGGACAGGTCGGTACTACCTTTGCAGCCATGACTGGGGTTATTGGTGCTGGACTTGCGATGGCTGTAAAGGAATCTATGAATTTCGAGCAGAAGATGGCTGATATTCAAGCAGTTTCTGGTGCAACTGGCGATGAAATGAAGAAAATTAGCGAACTTGCAGTACAGATGGGAGAAAAAACAAAATATTCATCTGTGGAAGCAGGGCAAGGTATTGAAGAGCTAATTAAAGCAGGGGTAAGCCTAACTGACATTATTAACGGCGGTTTAGAGGGTGCCTTGAACTTAGCGACAGCTGGGGAATTAGAATTGGGGGATGCAGCAGAAATTGCTTCTACAGCTCTAAATGCATTTAAGGATGATAATTTATCAGTAGCTCAAGCAGCTGATCTATTAGCTGGTGCAGCAAATGCTTCAGCAACTAGTGTTGGAGAAATGAAGTTTGGGTTATCAATGGTTTCAGCGGTTGCAGCTGGTGTGGGACTTAGTTTTAAAGATACAACAACAGCATTAGCTTTATTTGCACAGAACGGCTTAAAAGGTTCTGATGCAGGTACGTCATTGAAGACAATGTTAGCAAACTTAATTCCAAAATCTAATGAAGCTTACGATATGTTTAGTGATTTGGGATTAATAACAATCGATACTGGCAAAGCAATGCAGTTTCTTGGAGAAAGAGGGATTAAACCAACTTCAAATTCATTTAAAGATGTAACTGGTGCTTTATCTGAGTACGCAGCAAAACAAGCTGGTGTGAAGGTTGGATCTGAAAAAGCAGAGAAAGCGTTTCAAAAATTAACTTTTGAAACGGGTATTATGACAAATGCTTTTTTCGATTCAAATGGTAATTTGAAAGAAATGTCTGATATAGCTGAAATTCTTCAAATGGCAATGCAAGGCCTAACAGCAGAGCAAAGACAGTCGTATATGTATACATTGTTTGGGTCAGATGCTATTCGTGCCGCTAATATTCTTTATAAAGAGGGCTCAGATGGTGTGAAAAATATGTATACGGAAATGTCAAAGGTAACAGCATTAGAAGTTGCTGAGACAAAGATGAATACAACAAAAGGAAAAATTGAAGAATTAAGTGGTGCTGTAGATACTCTTAAAAAGTCATTTGGTGATGCGTTATTACCTATTTTAGTTGATGTAGTATCTGGTGTTCAGGGTGTCGTAGATTGGTTTAACAATTTAGATGAATCGACACAACAAATGATTGCAAAAAGTGCTTTATTGGCTTTCGGAATAGCAGGGGTAACAACAGCTGTAGGATTTTTAGCAATGGGGATAGGTGCTTTGTTGGCAAACCCGATTGCTTTAGCTATTACTGGAGCTGTTCTTGCAGTAGGGGCACTAGGTATAGCAATAGTTGACCTGAACGAAAAATCCAAACAGGCACAAAATGATATGGATAAGTTTGGTCAAAGAGTAAGTGACGCAACGAGTAAAGCGGCTGGTGCCTATGTGGATTTAAAAGATAAAGCTATCAATAACATGATGGATTTAAAACTTAAAACAGGTGAAGAAGCGAATAAAGCAGCAGACGAAACCATTAAAGCTTTTCAAAGAATGACAAATGAAGTTATTAAAGAGTTAGAAGGAAAGAAAAGCGAATTCAATAAAATGTTTAGTCAGTTGATGGGAACTGTTCCTGAAGGTGCTAAACAAACCCTAGAACAAGTGAAAAATAATGTCATCGAATCCATTAATAAAGAGATTGAAGTTGCTACACAAGCGGAAAAGATTTTGGAAGAGGGTATTAAAAGGTATCAAGGAGATACCATGAAAATGCCAAAAGATTTCGCTCAAAAATTCGAACAGGCATTACAGGTTGCTGATAAAAACGTTCAACAATTCTACACAAAAGCAAAGGAAATCACGTCTATTTCGAAAGAAATTGAAGCTGGAGGGATGCTATCTTTAGATGCTGGCAAAAAACGGTTTGAAAGCATCATAAAAGTATATGAAGATGGTGTTAAATCTTTAGAAAAGCAAACCAAAGGTTGGCGCGAAAATGTAGAAAAAGCGTTTAAATTAGGTGAAATTAAACCGGAAGAAAGAAAAGCAACATTAGATGCTATTGCACTTTATGAATCGAAGCATGTAAATGACTTGCAGACAATTAGAAATGATGGATTTAAAGTGTTACAGCAACATATGAAGGAAGAAGATTCAGAAGTTTTGGCATCGCAAGCTAAAAGGATAGAAGCGGAAGATAAGGGATGGGGGGAAAGGTTCAAAGCGGCATATGGATTCCGTGAAAAATCGGCTGATTTGGAACAACGCTTTAGAAGTGATCAAGAGAAAGCTGAAAAAGATTATCAAGATAAATTACTTCGATACGAGTTGCAATATGGCAAATCTAAAATTGAAAGTATAGGAATGTATCTTTCTGAATTACAAAAGGGTACAGAATCATCTAGATTGTTAGCCGAATCAATGGCAAAAGAAATTGATGGGAAAATGAAAATTGATTTAGGGCCAGCTGGACAATTCACAATTGATACATTCTTACAGAAGCTTCAAAAGGGTGAATTAGATTCTTCAGCTGTAGCAACTGCAAATGCTAATAAATTAAAAGAAGTTTATAAAGTAGATTTATCACAAAGTGGTATTGAATCCATGCAAAAATGGATTGATGGTATTAAAACAAAAGATACTGGTGAAGTAAGAGAATTCCTAAGTAAAAATATGCAAGGTAATACCACAATCGATTTAGGAATCTACGGGAAAATGACAATGGACTCGTGGATTACAGGACTTCAAACAGGGACTTTATCTTTTGATACTGTATTCCAATTCTTTCAACAAAACGTTAAAAATGGAATGAATGTTGACGCTACTCAAGAAGGTCAGAATAACATTCAAACTTTAATTAATGGAATGCAAATTGGGGCATTATCTTTACCACAAGTCGCACAGACTATGGGTCTAGATATTAAAAGTAATGTTCAAGTGGATCTTGGTGAAGCAGGACAATTTAATGTACAGACACTCGTTCAAGGTATGCAAAATGGCTCCATTAACGCTGAACTAGCAGCGAAAGCAATTGCTTTACTAGTTGAAAATGGAGCGAAGTTAGATTTAACGCAAGTTGGATTTGATATTAGTCAAACGCAGGCTAATGGTATTTCTGGTAATATGGCTCCTGAGAATGCGGCAACAGGAAAGAAACAAGCTGTAGAAGGGATTATAGGAAGTACTACAGATGGTGGCGGTGGAAGTAAGAGTGGAAGTGAACTAGGGCAAGGGATAATAAGTCAAGATGGTTACATTAGAGGAAGCGCATTACAGGTTGTTGCTAGTGCTCATAATGCTTTTTGTACTATTAATGGAAACCCAGCTGGTAATCAAGGTGGACAAGGTGTGGGGAGTGGCATTGTTAATCAAAAAGGGTATATCAGAGGAAGTGCTCTAGAAGCTGTAGCTTCAGCTCATGCTGGTTTTAATACAGTCAATGGTACTCCACAAGGTCAAAAAGGTGGTAGCCAGTTTGCTCAAGGTATGGAAAATACAAAAGGACAAGCGAGATCGAGTGGTTCTAATGTAGCGGAAAGTGGTAATTCTGGTCTGAAAAGCGTTAGTTCAGTGAGTCCTGGTGAAGCATTTTCTAGTGGATTTGCTAAAGGTATTTCTAATGGTGAATGGAATGTACAAAATGTAGCATCTAGTTTAGCAAGAGGTGCATTTGAAGCTTTAAAAGCTACATTAGATGTGAACTCTCCGTCAAAGTTAACTAGGGATCAAGGGGGGAAACCTTTTAGTGAAGGGTTTGCTCTAGGTATCCAAAAAGGATCTTATATGGCTGAACGTGAGAGTCGTACGCTAGGTTCAAGGGCAAATAATGCTTTAGTAAATGAATTAGCGTTAGGTAGCAGTTCAAATAAAATGCTATTTACAGGTGTTCAAATGGCAAGCGGAATTGCAGAAGGGATTAAAACGCAATATTCTGTTGTACGGGATGCATTACAAAATACAGTATCTGGAGCTATTGATAGTATTCGGAGTATAAAACCAGAAGAAATATTTAGTTTCCAAGGTGATGACCCACTAACAAAGTATTTTAATGCAATCTTTGTAGATGGAGATTGGCAAAACGATTGGATCACTCATATCCCTGAAAGTATGCGTGATATGGTAAGAGAAATTGGACGTCAAATGGAACGCTTTGAAGGACTTTCAATCCAGGATGTTGGTAATCTTTCTAGGTGGAGAGAAGTGTTATCTGACAATCCTAATGTCATACAATACAGACCTGACAATGATAATCCAGATAAGCAACCATATATAAAACCAGAACCTACTTATATTGAAATTCCGGTCATACTAGAAGGACGGGAAATAGCGCGTGTGAGCCATCCGTATGTAACTGAATATCAAAATAGAGCACAAGCAAGAAACTCAGTCTTTTAGATTTGGGTTTCTTTTCTTTTGTGCAAAAGGAGGGAGACAATGAGTTCCTTTGAATTTAATGGAGAAAGAAAAAGTTATATTCATATTGAAAGAGGATGGAATCCTCCGACATGGGCACCTTTAAGGAGAAATTTTCTAAAAACCCCCGGATATCCAGGCGCAAGGTTATTAAGTACAGATACCGAAACCCGTCCTCTTCCTGTGCCTGTGGGGGTTATTGTTCCAAATGGGACAAATTTAGAAACATTAAAAGAAGAAATAGCGGAGTGGCTTATTACTGAAAATCCAGCAGAACTGATTTTTGATATAACGCCTGATAGAACATATATGGCTGTTATAGATGAAGATTTTGATATTGATAAATTTGTGGATATTGGACAAGGTACTTTGAATTTTGTTTGTCCGATGCCATATAAGTTAGGGCCTACTAAAACGGTAGAATTTGAAATGGATGGACGTGGGTTAATAGCCAATGTTCAAAACAAAGGAAGCGTCGAATCTAACCCGATTATCGAAATTGAAGTAACGAAACCTTCCACATTTCTTGATGTATGGAATGGCCCGAATTATTTTCGCATTGGATATCCATTGAAAGCAGATCAGGTTCCAGTAGAAAGGAATCAACGTGTGCTATGGGACGAAATGGGGACAACCATAGGATGGACAGATGTTCCTAAAACAGAAGATATGACTGGTGGAGGAAAGTTTAAATCGGATGGATACCGTTTTATGGCCGAGTATCTAGGTGAACCTACAGTAAAAGGATGGCATGGTTGCATAGCCAAAAAGAATATTCCGCAAGGACCTTTACAGGATTTTATCATGCAAGCTTATGTACACATTAATAGTTATCATTGGGATCAAATGGGTCGTGTGGAAATCGGTCTTCTTGATGAAAATAGTGATTATGTAGCCCGTATATCAATGAGTGATGTCCAATGGGAAGCGGAGCAAAACAGTGGATTTGCTAGTGTGGGGAACAGTAAGAAACCTGGTGGGCAAGTTTTAATTAATGAACATGGAGATCATCCAGATACTTGGACTAATTTTAGAGGGCGATTATGGCTCGCTAGGACCGGTAATAGATGGGAAGCGTATATTTCTAAGTTTATATTAGGTACTGAAATCGATGATGCTGAAAGGTTCGTTGTTTGGTTTGATGAAAATAACGTGAATATGAATAAAGTCGCTCAAGTACAAATCAGCATTTCTCAGTTCTCTAACAACATGTTTTGTTCTCAAATGTCTATTGATGATTTGAAAATTTGGAAAGTAAATATGAATACACAAGATAATCCGCCGTATATTTTCGATGTTGGAGATAAAGTAGTTATTGATACCGAGCGAAGCCTTGTATCAATCAATGGTAAAAAAGCTATTAATCTAAAAGACATATTCAGCGATTATCCTGTTATTCATAAGGGTTCGAATAAACTAGAAATCATGCCTTCAACTGTGGGAATAGCCAAAGTAACGTATAGGGAGCGATTTAGATGAGGACACCAAGTGGAATCTTACATGTTGTTGATTTTAAAACGAGTCAAATTGTTTCCAATATACAACCAAAAGATTATTGGGACGATAAACGACATTGGGAGATAAAAAATAACATTGATACTTTAGAGTTTAAAGTATTTGATAATACAGATCATGCAGCGACACTCATACAGCAAAATTTAGTTTTAAAAGAGGTAAGGGACGGACGGATTGTTCCGTATGTTATTACTGAGACTGAAAAAAATTCAGATGATAGATCAGTAATCGCTTATGCCTCTGGAGAATGGATTCAACTAACGAAATCGGGCATTATCAATCCTCAGAAGATTGTAGGTAAAACAGTTAATGAATTTATTGATATGGCTCTTATGGGTACGAAGTGGAAAAGGGGAAAAACAGAATACGCTGGCTTCCACACAATGACCATTGATGAATTCATAGATCCACTGAAATTTTTAAAAGACATTGCTTCCTTATTCGATTTAGAAATTCGATATCGCGCGGAAGTTGTAGGGTCTCAAATTGTTGGTCGTTATGTAGATATGGTGAAAAAGCGAGGACGTGATACAGGCAAAGAAGTAACGCTTGGTAAAGATTTGATGGGTATCAAACGCATTGAGAATTCCCAAAACATCTGTACAGCCCTATTAGGTTTCGTAAAAAAAGAAGGTGGAGACTTTATAACCATCTCTAGTATTAATAATGGAGTTCCTTATCTTGTAGACAATGATGCATTTCAGCGATGGAATGAACGAGGACAACATAAATTCGGCTTTTATACACCGGAGACAGAGCAAGATATAACACCACAACGTTTAATGACTCTTATGAAAACAGAGATAAAGAAACGCGTTAATTCATCTGTTTCTTATGAAGTAAATGCACAAAGTATCGGTCGTGTATTTGGACTAGCTCATGAGCTGATTAATGAGGGGGATACAATCCGAATAAAAGATACAGGATTTACACCGAAACTTTATTTAGAAGCACGGGCAATCGCTGGTGATGAATCATTTACTGATCCTTCACAAGATAAATATGTGTTTGGAGACTATCGTGAACTTGTTGATCAGTCTGAAGAATGGCGTCGTTATTATAAACAATTGGTATCGCAACTAGGTGGAAAAGCAACACAAGATTATGTTGATCAATTGAAATTAATCGCCGAAAAAGCTGAAGCAGACGCAGCACAAGCAATAATTGACGCTAATCTAGCCGATAGAGCAGCACAAAAAGCGAAAGAGGATGCAGAATATGCAAAGGCGTTAGCGGATCAAATTAATAAGGATTCTGCAACCTGGCAAACAGTCATAATAGAAAGCACTAATGCACCGACAACGGGACTAGTTGCAGGAAAATCATTGTGGCTGGATATCTCAAAAGGAAAGCCAGGAATTTTGAAAAAGTGGAATGGCACAACGTGGGAAGCAATCGTTCCAGATACCAAACAACTTGAACAAGATGTGCAAACTTGGGTTAATGGCGAGTTAGACAAGATCAAAGGCGATATGGAGGATTTAGTCGATATTAACTGGCTTAATCAGCAAATGGAAGGTAAAGCAAACAAAGCAGACACCTACACAAAAACAGACGTTGACACGGCTTTAAATGGTAAGGTTTCTAATAGTAAATATACAACGGATCAGCAGGGTGTTTTACAGAAATTTGAGAACCAACAAACGCAAATTAACCAAAACGCGAAAGATATCACACTAAGCGCAACTAAAACGGAATTATCAACAGTCGATGGAAAAGTTACTACGGTTGACGGTAAACTAAACACGACAAACGGAAAAGTCGCAGGTTTAGAGGGTGATATGGTCAACGTAAAGAAAGAAGCAAGTGAGTTAAAGGTTGAAGTAGGTAAAATCAGCACGAGCGTTTCTGAAGTGACTGGAAAAGTAGACGGGATGAAATTCGGCGTTGAAAACTTGCTGATCAGATCAAAGGATAATGAAACGCCTTTCTGGGCAATAACAGGCAATACAAAAACTGCTGAAAAATATCTCGATACGAGTGTTTGGTCGTCAACTGAAGCATGGAGCGGGCTTGAATATTTAACCGCATATTTACGAGATCAAGGTGTACAGAAGTTACAAACGGACTACACATTCAGCATGTATATGCGAGTAGTTAGCCCGAATAGTGACAAGAAAGTCGATGTGAAGTTCTACTGCGGATCAGCTACGGACAACGGGAAAACAGTTGCAAACGTGGGCGCTGCATGGCAACGAGTAACACATACTTTCAAATGGATCAGTACGTCCGATGATCGTTTACGTTTCGAACCGATCAACGCGGCTGCGGAAATTGGAGTAACTAGGTTCGAATATGCAGCTTATCAACTGGAAGAAGGAAATATCGTTTCTAGTTATAAACCATCATCAAAAGATGCGTTCACATCGGGTGGCGGTAACGTTATTCGAAATTCAAGTTTTGATCGCGGTCTTATGGATTGGGACTACAATAATTCAACTGCTAAAGCAAAAATAACTGTTCCGCAAAATCCAGATTTAGGATCAGTTTTAAAAATCGCAAATGTGGGCGCTGCTACTGATCAATATATCGGCGTTAAACAACAATTGATCGATCTAATCCCGAAAAGCGGTCAAGTAGGCGAGCAGATTTCTATTTCATTCTTCATTAAATGGAATTCAGCAGCAGCAAATCTTAATGATGATCAATTTGCAGTAGAATTACAGGATATAACGGATTCTAACAAGCCTTTCGTATCGAACCTGTATGTTACTAGAACGGCGGTTCAACAATGGCGAAAAGTCACACACACATTTACAGTTACGAAATCGTTTAAAAACCCGCAAATCGTAATATGGTTACGTCGAAACGGTGATATCGAAGTGTCGAACTTCATATTAAACCGCGGAAACTTACCGCTTGAATGGTCGCCGTCGCCGATGGATCGTCAATTGTCCGGCGGTACTAACTTATTGTTAAATTCATCGGGTAACAACGAGTTTGTAAAACATAAAGGAGCAGCGAAACATTTCACGAATAAAGCAACCGTTACAAACGTGGGCGATTATATTCACATGGTATGTAACGATTACACCGACTCTTTCTATCAGTTCACGGATATAACAAGCGCTAAAACGGAAATGTACGGTTTTAAAGCTGATACAAATTACGTTCTATCATTCGAAGCCGACACGGATTCAACCGATATGAATTTCGTATTGTTTGAATATCTATCGAATGGGTCGTTAACAGAAGTTAATACAAAAACATTTGCTTGTGTTTCGAATTGGAGAAGATATGAAGTCAGATTCCGAACTACTGCGGGCATTACGGGTTTATTCTTCAGATTACGTTTTCCGAAAAATGCAGCATCAAACGGAAAGATTTTCAGATTTAAGAAAGTTCAGATCGAAGAAGGAGAGATCGCGTCCGACTGGAATCGAAATGCCGATGATCTCACATTAAATACCGAGTTCGTCAAGAAAACGTCCGAGATCATCCAAACAGTGGACGGAATCACTCAACGTGTGGAAAATACGGAGTCCGGTTTAACAGGCGTCAAAAGTCGTGTAGGGACGTTAGAAACTACAGCTACTGGTATTACGGCACGTGTAACTGAAATTGAAAAAGTGAATACTGCACAAGGCAACACGTTAACGTCACAAGGACAAACGATCACAACGCATACAAGCGAAATTGACGTACTGAAGAATCAAATCACTTTAACTGTTTCTAAAGACGAAGCGCAGGGATATGTTTCGGCAGCAGGAAGAGAGAACATTATCAAAAATGCGGTTCTGTCTAGCGGGAAGTATTGGGGATTTCATGCAGGTGTTTCACATGATCCGGCTTTAAATTACAAAGGATACGGCGTTTTAAAAACTGTACAATCTGGTTTAACTGCTGATTCATGGCGTGGAGCGTATACAGACAGATACCCATGTGTAGGTGGTAATTATTACGTAGCAAGCGCGTGGGCGTACAGAACAACAGCGATGGATCGCGGTGCATCGTATGAAATTCAGTTCTTTGATAAAGCGGGCACTCGAATTGGTACGGCTTATTCATCTATTACAGATGCGAACCTTCCTATCAATACATGGAAGAAATTCCAAACGGATGAATACAAAGCACCAGATAACGCAGTTTCGATGTTTTTTCGTTTCCATGTTGTAAGAAATGGAACATTGATGATCTCGCAGCCTACGTTACAGGCGGGGAAAATTGCGTCAACTGATTTTTACCCTTCACCTTTTGATTATACGAATCAAGAGCAATTAATCAGCGACATTTCAAATAAAGTCAATACTTCAGACTACAACCAAAAGGTAACGCAGATTGATAATCGTTTAACCATCAATGAGCAAGGATTAGATTTAAAGGCTTCAAAATCAGAAGTATATACACAAACTCAATCTGATGGTAGATATGCTAAAGATGCATATGTAAAAGAGCTAGAAGGGCGCGTTCAAGTTACTGAGAAAAATATTCTTAGTACCGTAAAAAAAGGCGATATTATTTCTTCTATCAATCAAACGGCAGAGCAAATAACAATTGATGTTTCAAAGCTTGCTATTAATGCTGATACAATGGTGAAATGGTTAACAGCAAAAGGCATTGATACAAACCTCATTAGAATTAGTGGAGATAAAATTACGATTGATGGTGAAGAAGGCGTAATAGTTAACATGTTAGATTTTCTATTCAAAGACGAATGGGGAACAAAAACAACTGCGGTATCAAGACGAAACCTAATAGCAGATCCCGACTTTTCTAGTGTTACAAAGAAAAACATTGGGAATGCAGATTATTATGGATTTGAAGGTGGATATGGTCTTACTTGGAAGTCGTGGGGCAATGTCGTAATAGAAAAGAATACACATATATTCGATTACGAGCAAATGGTAAATGCTGCAAGGGTAGATATGTATAACTATCCAGAAGCAATCGTGAATAATGGGATACATCCTGGAAATGAATACACATTATCTGCTCATTTTAGAACAGCAATGATAAATGGGATACGTAAAACAGGGAAGCCGCGTTTGCAAGTATGCTGCGTTACATTCCGAGACAACGTAAGTTACGATACATGGCATGAACAAAAAATGGATTTTCCTGAACCGTCTACCTATTATGGAGAAATCAGAAGATACTCTTTCACTTTCAAAGTGCCGACAAACTATATTCCGCAACAGCACGCATTAATTATTAAGGTATGTTCTGGAAATGCTGACATGAGACAAGGGACAGCGGTTTGTGTATCGGGTGTAACGCTATACAGTGGTAAATATGCATCTATGTATAACTGGGATCGAGCAGCAGCAGAAAGAGCAGATGGTCTTCAACCGTTTAATAGAATTGCTATAGGTGGTGTAAATAACAACATAGGTCCATCTGATAACGGGCAGACCTTTGATATAAGTACAGAAAAGGATGTATTCATAAATCAACCTATTCTAACGCAGGGAATAAATTTAGGGCGTAATAGAATGGGCCAAGCTGGGTCCATTCGTTTCTTTGATGGTGGTCAAGGCTATGGGTTTTATTTTATGGGAATGGCAGGACAATGGTACAAGCTACCTAACGTTTAGGAGGAAAATATATGGATGATTACAAAGATTTACAAGGTTATCCCTTACAAGCAGGGCAAGGCGCTCCATTTGCTGGTAGGTTAGTAGATTCAGAAAGAAACGAAAACGGAGTATTTGTGCGAATTCCTTTTGATATGCTAAACAATGCTGGTTTATATGGTGCTAATAAAGTAGAGGTGTGGGGGGAAACAGATGGAACGATATATTTCCGTATTGCAACAAGATGCGAAATATGTAAACGTGGCGCGCGTTTGTACGCACTGGATATGGGGTTTGCGAAAAAGAATATTTGTTTAGAGTGTTATACATCACTTACAGGGAATTATCCATCTCAAGAATCGCCAACACCAACTAATGAAAATAACACACAAACAGAGCAGGAGCAGCAATAGCTGGTCTTTTTTTATTTTGTACAAAATACGGCTTGTATTAACATAAAATGTTATTGTAAATTCTAATAATTAGATTAAAGAGCATTACTATGATAGAATATTCATATTATTTTGTTCTTATTTTAAAAATGTGTTAGGAGGACAAGTATTTGGGTATTTTCTATCATGCATCCAATTCTGAATTAAAAAAAGGTGAACTGTTGACTGTTAATTATGGCAAAGCAATACAGCATCCTGATTTTTATAGGGGAAGCGAACATAATTACGCTCAACATTTAAGAGAGATGATTTTTGAAGAAGTAAGAAAAGTTAGCTTTCCTTCGGTACCTTCTCGATTAGAGTCAAAATATCTAGTAAAAGATTTAAAAGCGGCATTAGCATACCGAAAGAAGTTTAATATAAATCATGTTTATGAAGTGGAACTAGAAGAGCCCGGTCGTATTATAACTGCTGATATGACATGGATTGATTTTAGCGCTGGAAAGCATTATGAAGATTTAAAAGCGTTAGCGCGTAACTATTTTAGTGAAAAAAGAAGTGAAAATTATTTTTTTGAAACATTATATGATGGTCCAGTTCGAGTGAAAAATAAAGTTAAAATTTAAATAGATTCAATTCATAGATCAAGAGGAGCGATTTTGCTTCTCTTTTTATTTTGAGGAGATGATCAGTGTGAAACGAATAGTAGATCAAGTAATTTATGAAAAGCATGTTAGCCAAGAAAACAAAAACTTAGTCAAAGATTTTCTAATCGAAAAGAAAGCACAAGGAAAAGCGGCAAGCACTTTACAGCAATACAATTGGGATTTGCGAATTATTTTGTTTCTAATACATGAACACTTCGAAAATAAAAACCTTATTGATTTAACACGTAAAGACATTCGAAACTTATCTATTATTTTTCAAGAGATGAGAATGTCTAATGCACGTGTAAATGGATTGATGAGCGCATTACGATCAGTACTTGAATTTTGTGCGGACGATGATGACTATAATTATGAATTCAATGTAGGCTCAAGGGTGCGTGGTTTACCTAAGAACCCAATTAGAGAAATTACATTTATTACTGAGGACCAGATTAATTGGCTGATCGATGAACTACTTGAACAAGAAAAATATATGCTAGCAACGTATTTAGCACTGTCTTATTACAGTGCAGCTAGAAAAAGTGAGGTTTACCAAGTTCAAAAAGAAGGATTAACAGAACACTATTATACAAATGTGGTACGAGGAAAACGTGGTAAGAAGTTTAGATTATATTACAATCACCGGGTGCAGAAATGCATTCGTTTATATATAAATCAGCGAGGTAAGGATACTATTCCGGATTTGTTTGTGCGGGTTTATAAGAATGGTGAGAGAAAAAGATTGAATAAGAGTGTATTTAATTATTGGTGCGAAATATTTGCTAAGATGCTGAATGAAAAGGAAAGGAAGGATTTTAAAATTAATCCTCACTGTTTCCGTCATAGCAGATTAGATAATTTAAAAGTTCAAGGAGTACCGCTTGAAAAATTAAAATCACTCGCTAATCATTCTGATATTTCCACAACTGAATCTTATTTGAAAGATAGAAGTGAGGAAGATATTGCAGAAATATTTGGAATGGACCCAAGTTATTTTGCAGCTTAAAAAGGAGAGGAAAAGATGGATCGTATTGATGTATTACTGAAAGCATTTATAGCTACGTTTGGTGGCTTCTGTGGGTATTTCTTGGGAGGATGGGATGCAACATTGAAAATCTTAGTGACGATGGCAGTTATTGATTATTTAACTGGCATGATTGCAGCAGGATATAACGGAGAATTAAAAAGTAAAGTTGGTTTCAAAGGCATCGCCAAAAAGGTGGTGCTTTTTCTTTTGGTCGGAGCGGCCGCTCAACTAGATTCAGCACTGGGAAGTAACAGCGCAATTCGTGAAGCGACTATTTTCTTCTTCATGGGCAATGAGTTACTTTCACTTTTAGAAAATGCTGGTCGTATGGGAATCCCCTTACCTTCAGCATTAACAAGTGCAGTTGAAATTTTGGGTGGAAAACAAAAACAAGAAGAGAAAAAGGGAGATGTTCAATAATGGAAATCAGAAAAAAATTAGTTGACCCAAGTAAATATAGTACAAAGTGTCCGTATACAATGAAGCCAGAATTCATTACAGTCCACAATACGTACAACGATGCTACAGCAGAAAATGAAGTATCTTATATGATTCGCAATGATAACCAAGTATCGTTTCATATTGCCGTAGATGATAAAGAAGCTGTACAAGGAATTCCTTTAGAGCGTAACGCTTGGCATTGCGGTGATGGTGGCGGTAACGGAAATCGTAAATCTATTGGAGTTGAAATCTGTTACTCTCTAAGTGGTGGAGATCGATATTATAAAGCAGAAGATAATGCAGCTATCGTTGTAGCTCAACTAATGAAACAGTACAATATTCCAATTAGTAAAGTTCGCACACACCAATCATGGAGTGGAAAGTATTGTCCTCATCGTATGTTAGCTGAAGAACGATGGAATAGCTTCATTGAAAGAGTACAAAATGCATATAACGGTGGAGGTAATAATATGAAATGGACAATGAAATCAGGCGGATTAGGAGTTAATTTAGCTCAAGAAATTATGGATAAACTAGCTGAATTCAAAGTGAAGGGTAACTTAGTTTATGAAGCAGATGGTATTTTCTATCTGCAATGTGAACCTGTTGATGACCGTAATAAATTAGGTGCTATCACATGGTATTTTAGAGATTATAAAGGATGGTATTGCGAAGTTTATCAAGTATAAATTGAATATAACAAAAGAATAGTTTTATAAATAAAAAATATTATCTGATTCTATAAGTAGGTAATTATATCTTGAATTTCAGATTTATAAATGTTAGTGTAAATATACACCGTTTCTTATTTATCTATGAACCAGTATCTGTAGAACGAATAGATTAATTTAAAAAATCCCCTTTCGCACCCATATGCAGAAGGGGATTTTTTCATTAATCAATATTGTTTAGTTAGTACATGTAAACCAAATGCTCCGTTTGACCACTGCCCACAAAAATGACCACACACTTAAAATAAATTAAATTCATTCAAAATAAAAAGAGGGCATTTGGATTTATTTTCTTTGCAGAAGAATGCACTATAGTAGTATAGGGTACACCAAAAGATATGATATACTTTATACGACGCATGTGGAGTGTGTGGCTTGGCTTAAGTTAGTATAATAGGAAAGCAGTTGATATAGAAAAAATCTATACCACCTGCTTTTTGGTTTACAAAAATACCATTCATAAGCGATTTTAGTTAAAATAAATATTGCTGATTTTCACAAATTATAAATTGAGATTTTGAAATTGTATTCATAGTGAGAGGATTTGAATTTGAAATGATAGATAATTTTTGGCGTGAATTACCACGACCATTTTTCGTACTTGCACCAATGGAAGATGTGACAGACGTTGTTTTCCGTCACGTAGTAAGTGAAGCTGGTCGTCCGGACGTATTCTTCACAGAGTTTACAAACTCGGATAGCTATTGTCATCCAGAAGGTATGAAAAGTGTACGTGGCCGTTTAATTTTTACAGAAGATGAACAACCGATGGTGGCACATATTTGGGGAGACAATCCCGAATACTTCCGTCAAATGAGTATCGGTATGGCAGAGCTAGGATTTAAAGGCATCGATATTAACATGGGTTGCCCTGTACCGAACGTAGCATCAAGAGGAAAAGGTAGTGGTCTTATTCTACGTCCAGACGTTGCGGCAGAACTTATTCAAGCAGCAAAAGCGGGCGGACTACCTGTCAGTGTAAAAACAAGACTTGGCTTTAAAGAGTTAAGCGAGTGGGAAGATTGGTTAACGCACATTTTTAAACAAGATATTGCAAACCTTTCTATTCATTTACGCACAAGAGAAGAAATGAGCCAAGTAGATGCGCACTGGGAACTAATTCCGGAAATTAAAAAATTACGTGACCGCATTGCACCAAATACGTTAATAACAATCAATGGAGACATCCTTGATCGTAAAATGGGACTGGAACTTGCTGAAAAATACGGCATTGATGGCGTAATGATCGGACGAGGCATCTTCAAAAATCCATTTGCTTTTGAAAAAGAGCCAAGAGAGCATAGCAGCAAAGAACATCTAGATCTTTTAAGACTACAACTTGATTTACAAGATCAATATGCAGAAGTACTGCCACGCTCAATCACAGGGCTTCACCGCTTCTTCAAAATTTATGTGAAGGGCTTCCCAGGAGCTGCGGAATTGAGAAATCAATTGATGAGCACGAAGTCGACGGATGAGGTGCGAGCTTTGTTGGATAAGTTTGAGGATAGTGCTGGTGAGGCTAGGGATAGTGAAACGGTTTAA